CACCACCTCCACCTCCGGAACCAGAAGTTCCTGAAGTTCCTGATCCTCCTGGAGCACCTGCAGCACCTGAAGTACCTGAAGTACCTGGAGTACCATCTCCTGAAGTACCTGAAGTACCAGCACCACCTGTACCTGAAGTACCATCACCTGATGTTCCTGAAGTACCTGTTACTCCTGTACCTGAAGTACCGTCTGCACCTGATGTACCTGAAGTACCAACACCTGAAGTTCCTGATGAACCACTTTCACCTGAAGTACCTGAAGTTAAACCTGGAGCTGAAGTACCTGAAGTACCAGTTGCACCTGAAGCACCTGAAGTACCAGATGAACCTGCATCACCCGGGGTACCTGCTAAGTTAATATCAAATGAACTATATGTTCCTGAACCAGATAATATTGTTGGAGCATTAAATGTTAAATTACCGTTTGCTGAGTTATAAGCTGTAACTTCACTTATTTGGTAATTAGCTCCATTAACAGCAATTAAAACTTGTTGAGCTGCTGTCCAACTTAATCCTGTGGCTATTGCAATTGTTCCACTATTACCTAATGTAAAAGTAGATACTGAAGTTGATTTATATCTATCACCATCAGCACCTGCAGCACCTGAAGTACCTGAAGAACCGTTTGCCCCAGCATTACCTGAAGTACCAGATGTACCATCACCTGAGGTACCTGATGAACCGTTTGCACCAGCAGCACCTGAAGTACCTGAAGTTAAACCTGGAGCTGAAGTACCTGAAGTACCAGTTGCACCTGCAGCACCTGAAGTACCAGATGAACCGTTTGCACCAGCATCACCTGATGTTCCTGAAGTACCTGGAGTACCGTCTCCTGATGTTCCTGAAGTACCAGCACCACCTGTACCTGAAGTACCATCACCACCTGATGTACCTGAAGTGCCCGGAGTACCGTCTCCTGAAGTACCTGAAGTACCAGCACCACCGCCACCGCCACCAGAAGTACCTGATGTACCTGAAATTCCAGTACCTGAAGTACCATCATTACCTGAAGTACCTGATGAACCATTTGCTCCTGTATCACCTGATGTTCCTGAAGTACCAGCACCACCGCCGCCACCACCAGAAGTACCTGATGTACCAGTTGCACCTGCAGCACCTGAAGTACCTGAAGTACCTGGAGTACCATCTCCTGAAGTACCTGAGGTACCAGCACCACCACCTCCACCACCAGTATCTACTGGTGATATAGAGCCATCTGAGAATCTATAATAAAGTTTTCCGGAGTCAGCACTGTTTGAGAAAATAGCTACAACTCCCGATTGTGGAGTTTCTATTCCTGATGTGCCAGTATTTGAAATATTAATTTGAGCCACTTGTACGTACGTTTATGTATAAATATTATATTCTTTTGTTAAGTTGTGAAGATATCACCTATTTCTAAGATGCCATCTACGTTAATTACTCCTTCATTAGTAAATTGACTTTCCATTCTTAATAAACCATGGGAGAAAACAGTTTCACTACCAAATGTAACCCCAATACCACTAGTTATATTAATAATTCCTTGGTTAAATACTTCAAAAGCATATGAGTTTTGGTTAGTAGGAACAGTTTTAGTCTCCCCAGGGAATACTACTCTTGGAAATGTTGAACCAACTAATTGATTAGAAGCAGCAAATGAAGTTACCGCTACATTATCTAAAAATCTTATGTTACTCATCTGTGTTTATTCTTTTTCTTGTATTAACATTTTCTGCTAATCTATCTCTTGGAGCTCCAGAACCTCCTACAGGAGGAGCAACTTGAGGATTAGATTCAAATACTTCAGGGTTAGATGTTGTTTCCATTGAGAAAATAATTTTTGACTTTGAATTAAATTTCTTAACTGAAGCTAAATCTTTCTGAATTATATCTGGTATTATATATCCATACATATTAATAGTAAAGTTACTCCTAACAACTCTTTCTTGACCATCTGAGAGTTGGTTTGCATTAGTAAAACCATCAATCATTGCTTTAAATTTAAAGCGTTCTGGGTCGCCCCAATATGAATCAGAAGCATAATTAATAGCTTCAACTATCTTATTTAGTTGATCCATGTAATAGGTTTGTACAATAACACTATACTGTAAAGTAACATAATCTGGGATTACATTAGCTATAAATTGTTTAGTTTGAACTCTATTATTTAATACATTAAAATTAGAGTAAAAGTTTTTATCATTATATGATTTTTGCCAACTAGTATATAAATTAGGGAAATTAGCATCTAATTTATTAGCTATACTTCTATTTTTAGAAATTGAATCTCTTTTAACAACGATAATAGGCATCATAATAGCACCATTTTTATCTCTGTAAAATCCGTCTTTTTGAAATGATTTCCATCGTTCTGGATTACCATAAATAATAGGTACTGGGATACGTTCTTCGTTCTGGATTACGAAAGGTTTAATTACATTATTAAAATAGTAAAATACAGATTCATCTATATCTTCTAAACCTACAGAAAATTGTTTATAACTATCTCCTTTAAGAGACATTTGTTCTGAACGGTTAAAAGGAATACCAGCTTGGTTAATATCAGGATCAACCGAGTACTTATTAGGACCATTAGGGTTACCAACAGTAGGGTCAAATGGAGTAACTAAGCCTTCACTTATTTCTCTTTGTGTTTTTGGTACTGGTTTTCTACTATTTTTAGCCATTAAAATCTTTCTTTAAATGGAGATAATGCTAACTTATCTGCAGGCACATAATGTGTATCAACAATAATTGAAATATTAGAACCAAAATTAGCTAAATCAGTTTCGTTTAAGGCATTATTACCATCTGAATCTAATTGTGGGAATGCTGGGTTTTTACCTACAAAGTATTGGTTTGCATTTGTAACATCAACTTCATAATATCCTTCATTATATAAAATTACATCTCCTACTTCAGGAACTAAATTAGCTCCATAAGTACATTGTTGTTGCCAGTTTTTATTAAAACATTCGTTACGAGATAGTAAATCATCTCTTAAAAATTTAAAAATAATACCCCATGTAAAATTAACACCTAAGTCGCCTTCAGGATATTTTTGGTCACTCCTTTCAATTAAACAATTTAATTGTACTGGAGGATGGTAATATTTGCCTTTAGAAGCTTCTCCGTAAATATTTACTTTAGTTTCTCCTAAGTCATACTTGTAATAAACGCATTGTTGAGAAATAATGTTACCCATTAATTCTCTATTAATGTGTCTAAAGAAACTTATATCTCTTGCTTCTCCAAATAATGCCATTATCCTACGTAAATTACCATTGGTACTTTATCTAACTCATTCATACGAGCATCTGATTCTGCTGATCTTCTTTCTAATAAAGATTGACGAGAAGTTTGATCAAAATACTCTCTTAATCTATCAATTAATTTATTTTTATCAGCTTCAGCCGAAGATAATAAATCAGCTTGATTTAATGTTACTTCAGCTCCTGGGATTGGTACCTGGGTATATTTACCTCTGACATAACCTAACATTTCTTTTGCTAAAGCTAAAGTAAATTCAAATATCCAAGCTCTACCTACAGAATTAATACTATCATAATCTACATTTCTATAAGGAACTTGTGAGATATTAGAAATCTTTTTTGGATCAACATCTACACTAACACAATATTCATCTGATTTAAGCATATACTCAAACCAAATTCTACCACCAGCGTCATTAGCATCTGGAATAGGGAATATTCTTAGTTTATTATTGATCAATTGGAATGTATAGTTTGAAAATAATACATCTCTATACATTTCAACTTGTTGAATGGCTTGCATATCATAGCTAAGGGGCATCATTAAAAAGCTATTAGCTCCATAAGCAGTATAACCTGCTGTATCACCAAACATTGCCATTGCAGTTCCATTATAACCCATATCCCCTAGGAATTGAAAAGATGGAGGTAATGGTTCATAAAATACTCTCATGATTTCAACATCACTACCAGTTAATCCTACTGAAGAAGCCCATTCATTTAAATCATAATCTTGTATTGATTGGGTTACAGCTACTGAACCACTATACCAATCTACATTACCTCCAACACCAGCCCAAGTCCCATATTGTTGAGAAAGATTAATAATAGGTTGTAAATTAGGTGTAATTAAAGCGTCTTGAAAATCAACATTAGTTTCTTCATAAGAATATGATGACCCTTCTATAGATAAGTAATCTTCTCTTTGTTTATAGGCAAATAATTCGTTAGAATATACCGTTACTGCTTCTTCAAAAGCAGCGTAAAAGTTTACGTCTTGTAATTCAACATTTTCAATAGGATAACCTAACCTTAAAGCACAAAATTTTGCTACTTTATCAGCGTCTTTTTGAAAGTCAGGATTATAATCGTAAAAACCAAATGGAGTATCTCCTGGTGCGAATGATGATGATCCTGGCCAAATAGGGATGTTTGCCATTGTATTTTGGTTATAAATATTAAAAAAAGGGGTTCAGTTAAGAACCCCCTTAAATTAAATATATATTTTATTAAGATGAAGCTACAACATATTCAAGTTGAATACTACCTGTGTATGTAGCATCACTACTATCTCCAGCCATAGCTTTAATTTCATTCATATAGTCAAAAGATGCAGTAACTGATGATGAGACTTCAAAAGCATCATTACTTAAAATAAGTGATTGGCCTGGGTCAACTTTAAATGTTACTGATTCGCTATTAGTTTTAACACAAAATATACTTGCAAATTTATCACTATCAGGTAAATTAGTTATTCTAATATATTTTACATCAGAGCTAACAAATGATCCAGGAGTAAGAGATTTTTTATCCGGGGCAAATCCAATAATACCAATACCACCTTCAGTTAAAGATCCGGAGTTCCATTGATAATCAATAACCTCAGTTCTTGTTACATAATTTTTAATCCCACATACAGTAAATGTATTGAACGAATTTTGTACATTAAAATTAGGCAGAATAATAGATTCCTGTATAGTTACATCTAAACAGCCAGTAGCTGGGGTTTTTGGAGGACAATATGCCATGTGTAGTTTTAGTTATAAATATTAGAAAAGATATTATTATTTACGCTTTCTAATAGAACCTGAAGTGCCTAGACTCATCCCTTTTTCTTCTGCTTCATTATACAAATCAATTAAATCTTCTACAATTGAATCTCTATGATTAGTTGTTAATGTAATAGCACATAGATCTTTTATTCTACGAGCAGCTGAATATAAAAATTTAAATCCAGATTCAGATTTAGATTTTAAATCTGTTTGGTGAGCATCTCCACATACTATCATTTTTGATCGTAATCCTAAACGTGTTACAATCATTTCCATTTGCTCGTGTGTAACGTTTTGAGCTTCATCTACAATTACACATGAATCTAAAAATGTTCTACCACGCATAAACGAAACAGGAACGATTTCTATTTTACCTTCCTCGATAAGTTTTTCGATTTTAACTTTATCATAAAGCGTAAACATATTTTGATATATGGGTTGCACCCAGGGGTCCATTTTTTCGCGGAGATCACCTGGAAGGAAGCCAATTTCTTCCTTGCTTACAGTAGGTCGTGTAATAATAATTTTCTCAATATCTCTCATAAATAATTTTTCGAGAGCAATTTGACAAGCTAATAATGTTTTTCCTGAACCTGCTGAACCTCCTAGTAAAGTAATTGTATTTGATAACACTTTAGCTTTAGCTTCTTTTTGTTCATCATTTAACTTGATTTTAAACTTGATTGGGTTTTTAGGTTTTCTTTTTTGTCGAAAAACCTCATCAGTATGATGATTGACTGCCATAAAATAATAACGTTTAATTGTTTATTATACATATGAAAAAAAGCCCCGCTTACGCGGGGCTTAATTCTTTCTATGGTCTTACTCTATTAAAGAGTGTTCAATCCGTTTACATAGATCTTACCGTAGAATTCTGGTCTTAGCATTTTCTTCGCGTAGCGAGTCAATAGACCTTTTCTTGGTACGAATGTATCTGGATCGTATACCAAAGGAGTCATGATTAATGGAATGTATGGAGCGAATACCGCACCAGCTTCCAAGAACTGAGTACCTCTGTAACCTAACAAGATAGTGTTTTCTGTCATGTATGGGTTTTTGTATACTTTGTAGCGACCGTTCAATTGACCAGCTTTCTGGATACCGAACGCGTACTCCATTTTTTCAGCATCTGAGTTATCAGCTGCGAATCCAGGAATACTTTCCAAGATAGTAGATACAGTTGGAGAAACTACCATGAAATTAGCACCACCTCTAAGAGTTAAACGGTGAATTTCGTTTGATAATTTATTTACTTTAGTACCTAAAGTTTGGAACCACTGACCTTGAGTGTTGTAGAATCCACCACCACCGGCAGCTTTCTGAGTGAAATCATCACCAGAAACATAGAATTCATTACCGTTAGCTGACCAGTACTCTGTACCAGCTGCAGCATCGGAAATCAACATAGCTAAGATCTCAGAATCGATTTCTAAAGAAATGTACTCAGAGAGGATGTTTGTTACCTCAGCTTCAGCATCTAATGCTTGGTAAGCATTCAAATCCTGAGCGAATTCTGGAGTCCATACAGCCTTCAATTTTCTTGTTTTAGCAACAAGAGCAACTGAACGCATTTCGATATTAATCTCTGGGATGTTTGCAGTGTTTTGGAAATCACCTAATGTGTTATCCGCAGGCTGCTGTGAGTAATATAAATCACAAGCTGCAGCAGCATTTCCAGCTGAAGAGGATGCGAATAAATATAAGTTTGTACTATCAGCATAGTTGTATGCATTTAACTGCTCAACAACTCCAACAGCAGAAGCAGCAAAGCTTCTTACAGCTTCAACATCAGCAACACCGTTACCTACAGCTGTAACAGCTGCTTGAGTAACTACAACTTGTACAATTTCACCAGCAGCAGCAGAAGCAGATAGATTCGAATCGAATCCTACATCTTTCCAAGAAGCAGTAGTGAAAGCAGCAGCGATAGCAGGAGCAGATTGAGATGGTAATGAGTAACCAAATCTACCTGGACCGTATAAACCGTTACCAGCAGCACCATCAGTTTCAAACGGATAGTTACCAGTGTTCTTAGTACCATAAAGTGAAGAATCAGCTGCAAAATCAGTTGGAGCAGTACCTGTATCTACATTCTTGATATCTCCATATTGGAAATCCAAATAGAATACTAGACCAGAAGGCAAGTTCATAGGCTGTACAGAAACGAATTCCTGAGCAGCGATCTGACCAAATACCTTTCTTACCAATGGTAAGGCGATACCAGCCCACTGTGCACCAGCACCAGCTTGATTAGAGAAGCTATTACCAATAGCACCTGGAGTAGCTAAACCACCGTCCTGAGAAATCTCAGTTACCAATTGCTTAGCTTGGTTTTCAAGGATCATTGACATACTGTTCTTAGAGCTCTCAGCATTGAGACCTTCTAATAAACCTGTCTTGTCCCATTTGTTGGCTAATTTAGCCGCGTCAGACTGTAAGTTTTTCCAACTTCCAGCAGACTCATTCAAAAGAGAATTTAATTGTGACATTTGTCTAAAATTTAAATATTAATTATTATTTTAAACCTGCAAGTTTTTGCCATCTAGCTACCTGTGGATCAATTTCCATGATAGGAGCTTTGGCGGCAACGCCTGCGGGTTTAGAAGCTGAACCTAATGATTCTTTAATTGTAGATTTAGAAGCTTTAGCTACCATACCTTCGTTTAAAGTTTCAAAAATAAGTTTTACTTCTTTTACATTCGACGCCTTGTCAAATGCTTCTAGAACTTTCACTTTCTGAGCTTCTTTTAAGTTTTTAGCTCTGAAAATTTTATTTGTATAAAGCAATTTAGCGTTCAAAAGATTAGTTTCATGAAGGTCAGATCTCAATTCCTCGATTTCTTTTTTCATCTCATCCATGTCTTCCTTTTCGTCTTTCATGCCGTCGAGGTAACCCTCTTCTTCAGCATCAGTACGAGCATCTTCTTCCATCTTTCCGGTTGTACCGGCGTCTAGAGGAGTGTAATCAATTGCTTTACCAATTGCGTCAACTACTTTTTCAGCAGCATCTTTACCCATACCTACGATTTTGGATACCATTTCTTTAGCACCTTCATCTATTTCATCTTTTGCTTCATCGATATCTTCTTTTGCTTCGTCGATATCTTCTTTTGCTTCATTAACTTCAACGTCTACTTCTGTGTCATCTTCAACTTCAATGTCTTCTTCGTCTTCGACTTCGAATTCATCACCAGCTTCTAATTCACCAGCAGTAACCATATCAGCGATTACATCCTCGATAAATGATTTAAGATCATCTTCTGACATATCATCAAGATCAATTTCTTCATCTTCTTCTTTGTCTTCCATGTCTTCTTTTTCGTCTTCCATGCCGTCCTTGTAGCCTTCTTCCTCAGCGTCAGTTCTTGCATCTTCAGATAAATCACCTTCGAGTTCAGCTAAAGTTTCATCGAGTTCCATCTCTTCGTCCATACCTTCAGCTTCAGCTAGATCCTTACCGTACTTCATTTTTTCAGTACGTTTAGTTTCTTTACTTTCACCTCCGTCTTTACGATCAGATTTTTCTTCGAGTTCTTCTTTGGCTTCGTTCGTTGCTGCTTCTTCCATTTCTTCCTTTTCCATTTCTTCAAGTTTAGCTGAAAGCATAGACTTGAGTCTTGGTTCGAAAGCTTCTTCTAAAGCGGCTTTTGCGTTCGCAATAGCAGTTTCTTTAAGTGCTTTTGCGTCAGCGATTGCTTCTTTAAGCAGATCTCTGTTTGCCATAATTACCTCAAAATTTAGTTTGTGGAGTACGCCTATTAGGAGACGTAATAAGAAATATTTAATTAGTGAATACTATATAGATCATAGTATATTGCTCACGTTACAGCTATACATATATAGGAAGATAGAAAAAACGCCCTCTTTTCAGAGAGCGTTCTTTGGTAGCGCCTCAGTACAGAGGTATTAGTCTAAATAACAAGTACAAGTGTTAGCACATAAAATTTCATTTACAATACTATTAACACTTTGGTATTTATTTATTTGAGTTAATTTACCTTCGGTTACAATTTCCATATATGAACCTGGGTTAGAGGGTGTTGAAACAAAATCCCAACATAATAATTCGAAGTCATCTTGTACTTCTAATACACCACCTCTATCTTGCAATGAACCCATTCCACGTGAGGATACACCTACAGTAATATTATTTTCAATTAATGCTTTTAAGATATTACCTGATGGGGTAGGTAAGATTTCAATTTTACCTAATACTTCATCTCCATCCCACCACATTTCAGTAATATTATGGGATACATTTTTTAAGTTAATAACAGATGATTCTGGGTGGTCTAATTCACCTAGTGCTCTGTTTTGTTTAACTGATTCCATGTATCTATCGATCTCACGTTCCCATAGTTCTTTTGGGTAGTAACGACCATTACCATTTTTTACTTCAGCAGTTGCTAGGATACCCTCAACCATAGGATTACCTCTATTAGAGAGTTTCCCTTCAGTTAACATTAAACCCTTAGGTTTAAATAGTTGAGTTTCTACTAGTACCTTTTTCATCTTAGTAATCCATTTGATCAGCTTCGTCTACAACCTCAGTTTTAACGTAAGCTTTACCACACATTTTTTCATACAACTTTTCCATTTTAGCTTTTCTTTTTTCAAGCTCTTTAACTTCACGTTGCATTTCTTTCATCTTAGCTTTGTCTACTAATTCAGATAGATTATCATCTTCTGTAACCATTGAAATTCTTTCATTTTTAGTAGTAATAGCTTCATCTAAAGCTTCAATTTGAGCTTCTAAAGTAGTTACTTTACCTGCTTTCTCAATTTCCGACAATTTAGAATCAATTGTTTCTTTTTTAATTTTTTTACGACCTTTATCTTTTGATTTATCACCTGAGTATTTTCTGTCACCATCAGCTTTTTCCATGTTTTCAGAATCAGCTCTACGTTGTGCCATATCTTGCTCTTTAGAGCCATGTTTCATACCTAATGAATCATCTAATTCATCATTATATCCTTGTTTTTCTTGAACAGGAATATTTATAGGTTGAACATCAACATATCCACTAAGTGTTTCGTTTAATAAATCTTTTAATTTAGCCATTGTATTTTCTTTTATTTTAACTTCTTCCATACCTGAAGAAGCATATTTACCTTTAAGAGGTTTATCCGATACTTTTAAACCAGGAGTATCTTCTGTATAGCCTATACCTTTAATACCAAATTGAGCATTAGTAGCATAGTAAGTTCTATCATCCATCATATTTTTAGCTACAATGGCTTTTAATTCATCTACGGTTTTATCTCTATTAGCAGGATCTTTCATTTCTGTGTAATATCCTTGTAAAAAAGCTTCACCATATAGGTTATCGATAAGTTTAGGATCTTTATAATCATAGCCTTTAGTTTCCATATCGACTACTTCTTTATTAGGCTCCTTAGCTACAGCTTTAATTGCCTCATCTTTTTTTCCGGCTGCAGTTTCTTCAGCTAGAAAACTTTCCCAATTAGCAAAAGGATTAGCAGTTTTTTGAGTAACTACACCACCTACACCTTCTGATAAGATTGATTTTTGTTTCAATACTTTTACTGCTGTTTTAAAGTCAGTTAAATTATTAAATAGGTTAGGAAACTGCATTTTAGCAGATTTCATAAACACATCTTTGTGCCCTTTTCCTTCTTTAATAAGGTTGTATTGTTCTTGTAGTGTTTTCATTATTGTTGTTTTAATAATTTATCAATGTCTTTTAAATAATCTAAAATTAAATCAGTAGCATATACAACACCATATGATTCTGGTTTATCTTGATAGTAAGCTATTGTTTCATCTTTAGCTTTATCTATTAAGGGGTATAAACTATTTAATCGTTTTTCGATATCTTGAAAAGCGGCAATACGTTTTTCTTGGTATGCTGCTCGACTTTCATCGCGTTCTTTTAAATTTACTTTATACTTATACATATTACTTCTTCCCCCATAAATATTTAACTTCTATACCTGGTGTAGAATGAGGTTTAGGGACTAATTTATAGCCAAAATCTCTAACCATAACACCCCCATCAGAATATTTACCTTTCTTTTTTTTGGAGAAAGCTTTTGGAGTTGCATACTGAGCACCAGTGCCAGCTTGAGAGGTAAAACTATTACCCCCACCAGCAGTACTAGTTTCGTCTAGCCCTTTAATACGAGCATATTCTTCAGATTTATTATTACGTAAATATGTTCTTAACTCATTTCTACGTCTTCTAATATCTAAATAATGATCTTTAAAAAAAGGTTCACCTGTTGCATCTGCTACTGATTTAGCAGTTTGCATTAAATCAGTAATATCTTTAAATAGTTTTTTATAATCTGCAGTGTAATCAACAGACCAAGAAATTTGACCCGTTTCTGGGTCAATTTTAGTTACAGTAGTTTTTATACCACCTTCTACTTTAGTATCACCAACTTTACGCATGGGCTACTTTTAATTCTTCTACTAATTCAAGATATTGAAGAATATTTACAATGTTTTCACTTGTAACTTTAGATGTTTTATCTAACTCTTCGATTAAATTAGATACCTCATTAATTTTAATTTGAACTGCTTTATCAGTAATTTGAGAAGACAATTCGTTTAGTTGAATTTTAATTTTATCTACTTCAATATTATAAAATTCTCTTAATACTGGGGTTGAATCAACTGAATTAACATATTGTCTTAGTACTTCTTTTTGACTAGTATGTAAAGTATCATATTTACCATTGAATTTTTCCATTAAAATTCTATAAGTAAGCATACGAGTATCTTTATCATACGATTGAAATTCTTTTAATACTTCAGCTTCAACTTTTTCTTCATTAATATTTGAAGTAGAAAGATGCTCTAAAAGAGTCATTTTATTACTTACAATAATATTAGTATCTACTAGAGCTTCAGTATTTTGAACTTCACTTAACATATAATAAGCAGCTTGTACTTTGTAATGTGGAAGTTTAGTTTTAAAGAATTCTTCTAAATTATAGCTAGTCTTAATCTCATTAATTAAGTTATATTTTTCTTTTTTAAGAGCTCTACGATTTAATTTTTTAGAAGATTCTAACAACGTTTGGATTAAAACATTAGCCTTACTTTCAGTAAGAGTTGTAGTTTTAGTTAACGCTTCGAATAGTTTATATTCCTTTCCTAATTCAGATTTAACGAAATATTTTTGGATTAATTTAATGGCAGCAGATTCTACACCATTAAGTGTATCAGCAGTTACTTGACGAACCAATAATTCGAAAAGGATACCAGTATTTTTATACTTTGAATGTTTAATGTTCATTCCTACTAGGATTTATTATAAATATATAAGGAGATATTACTCTTTAATGTTTTTTTCATCTAACAAAGATTCTTTTGACTTATCAGATTTAAAGATTATTTCTTTATTCATATTTTCTAATAAAGAACGATTTTTTAAGAATTGTTTTTCAGCACTTTCTCTAAGACCAGGTTGATCATCTATTTTCATTTCTTTTTTACCTAAACGATCTTTGCCAAATACATTATCTTGAGTATTAATATTAGATACTTTTTCCTCAGGACGACCTAATGGTTTTTTCTCATCATATCCATCTGGTAGATTTGATGGGTCTGAATCCATTCTACCACTTCCATATAATGAAGCTAAATCATGTGGTGTACCATATGAACGTCCTGTTGTTAATGGGTCATTACCTTCAGTTTCAATTTGAGCTAAACGGAATCTACGTTTTTGATCTTGGGCAATTAAATCTCTATATTCTTCATACTGGTCTTCACTTAAATGGAATATATGCTCATAAATCCAATCTGTAGGAAGCAATTTATTTTCCATCATTTGTGAAGCTAGATCTACTTTTTCTTTCATCAATGCAATCTTTTCTTGATCATATATGATAGAAGGTGTAGTTAAATCTAGTTCAAAATTAGTCATTTGTTCGTCTCTATACCCTTGAGCATATAAATGAACTAACGCAATTTTATATAATTCTGAAATTAGAATACGTTGAATGCGATCAATGGTACGACCAAAACGAATATCTTCAGCTGCTAATGTAGCTTTACCTGAAAGGTCTTTATCATATCCCATAAATGCTTTAGGCACTTTAAGGGCAGCAAATAATTTTTCTCTTAAATATTCTACATCTTGAATACCATCGTATGATAAACCAGGTGTTGTTTCAATTTGAGTTGCTTGATCATTCCCTCTAACTGGTAGATAGAAATCTTCAAGTAAGTTTTGCATGTTGTATTTTAAATTATAATCACCGGTTTTCTCATCCATGTACGGAGTACGTTTTAAGGTTGAGATAGTTTTTTGCATGAAGTTTTCTACTTCATTTGGTGGAATAGAACCAACATTAATTTTAAAGATACGTTTTTCAGGTGCGCGTACAATTCTATGAATTAACATAGCATCTTCCATTAACGCATATTGCTTATATAATTTACGACCTGGTTCGATATATGATCTACCATAAGGTAAATAGTTCATATCCGAAAGTAAACGGAAGTGGGCAATTTCATAATTATCAAAAGTAACCATACTAGCGTTTTGCTGGTTTGGTACACTATAATAACCTGAAGAAGAACCACCATAAAAACCATCTGGATTGTAATTAAATATTACTTTAGATGGATTTTCTGGGTCAAAATTTTCTTGTCTTTCAATGTGGTAGGCTGAATATGGTATTACATTATATACACCAAATTTTTCTGAAATCTCTAGTTTAAGGAAGAAATCACCATACTTACACATTTGACGAGTCCAAGACCAAAGGTTAAACTCAATATTTAATACGTCGTAAAATAAGTTATATAAAATTTTCTGAATGTCTTCATCGGATGATTTAATTTGTAATACCTCACCCATGTCATTTTTTAATGTACACTCATCAGCTACAATATCAAGAGCAGAAGCTACAATAGCATCTGTATCCATTACATCATAATCTGAATACAGCATAGTTCTCATATACTGGTAGTTCAGGTTAAATTGAGCACCGTATAATGAGGTTGAAGATGGATTTTGGTAAACTCCTCTATATCTATCCATTAAAGAGTTTGTAGCAAACTCACCAGAAGTTTGTATGTGATCGGTATCAATAGTTTTTAATTGATTTCCACCTACATTACGGATAACAACATCCGAGGAGAATAATCTTTGTAATCTAGTAAATAAGCCTTTATCAGCCATAATAGTGTTTATTATTATAAATATTATCTAAAGAAGCCAACTAATATCTTCTTGGTTTCCATTTACATCTTGTATATAAGGATTATCAACATTATTAGCATTATACCCACCTTTCCAAGATACTTTATTAGTAGCTATACTATTTAAAGCAGCCTTACTCATATCTAAATGTTGTTGGCTAAATTTAAATGATGTATCACGCATAAACATACCAATACCAAATGACATAACTAAATCATCATTATAGCCTGGTTGGGCTTCAGCGCGTCCATTTTTCCACATGAATACTTTCATTTCTTCAAGTAAACGTTTTGATTGAATAGTAACAGATTTATCATTAACATATTCTTGAAGTTTACCTATTATTAAAGGTCTAACTCTAGATGTCATACTAAATCCAGGAACCATTTTACTTGTATCCATATATTTATCAAAATACGAATCTGCTCTTGTGGAATCACTTTTAGTTGAGTAATAAAGATTAATATACCCTCTGTCTATTACAGTTTGAATAGTTGCCCAACCAATTGAAGCATTCTCTATTACTAATAGGGCTTCATTATATTCAGTAGCTATACCTACTAGTAAATGACCAAATTCTTTAGTGCCTAATTGTCCTTTATATTCAGCAACTTGAGTATTCGTTTCAATATCAATAACATGGAACGCAGAATAATCTTTCCCATCTCCACGAGCAACGTCTGCAACAACAAGGTAGGTTCGAGAATAGTCAGCTGGTTCCCAAATCCATAAATTTTGATCAGCACCTCGTTTTTCGAGGGGATCTTTAATATAAGTTTGCTCATAAAATTCTAAGTATTCAGCATAGAATACAGTATCACCTGAGGTGCTAAAATCACAATCACATTCTTGTGCAGCCATTCTAGGATCACCTAATAATTCATCTTGTCTATCTCTCCATGTTTGATCACGCTCTGGATGGACATAC